ATGACCAAGAAGAAACCTGCGACCATCGTGTCGCACCGCAGCGCCGTCGATGGACGGTTCATCACCCAGCAACAGGCCAAGGCAGCACCGCGTGAGTCCGTCAGGGAAACACGCCCCGCACCTAAGCCGTGTGGACCGAAGGGAGGCCGCAAGTGAGCAGCTTCCGCGACGATATGGTCCACGTCCGGCGCTACAAGCGGCGCCGCTTTGGGCGTGAAGAGGACGTCTGCGAACACTGGCGCAGCCCACCGAGCTGCTGATCCCTCAGCAGCAGGCCCCGGAGTCGAAAGGCCCCGGGGCCTTTTTCATTTCTCACTGTTCACCAACAAGCTGGCCCTGCTGGCCTACCTGGATGTTGCCTTCCAGCCCGGCCACACACACCGGCCCCACCACCCTGGTGATGTAAGCCTGCAGCCCCGTCACTTGGACTGAGAGCGCGTCAGCGACTCCCGCCACCGCTGCGTATCGGCTGCTGCATTCTTCGAGTGCATCGGCGGCGGCGACGGCTCCATGAGCGATGGATCCGGCTGGGCTGCTTTGGGCCGCTCGGCTTGCACGGTCACGAAACTGGGTGATCGTGTCGCGCAGCTCGCCACGGACAACGCGCAGATCAGCGCGAGCATCAGCCAGAGCCAGTTGGGCTTGCTTGAGTTCATGTTGTGCCTCCAGAGCGGCCAGGGCCGCGCTTGTTTCGGTCTTGAGCTTGTGAGCCTGGGCATCGGCCAAGGCTTGGCGGTGCACCTCTTGCCAGCGGTCTCGCTCGGCCTGCACCGCAGCACCGACAACTTCCTGGGCATGGCGCTGATGCCACAGCCACAACAGAATCAGAACGCAAATCAGGGCCGTGGCTGGAATAAAAGTTCGACGCATGTCAGTACCTCAAATGCCACCACGGGCGCTCCAAACCGTACTCACCGAGCATGGCTATGGCCTCTTGCGATTCGCGCAAAGCCAAAGCCCTCAAGGCCTCGATGTCGGCTGCTATTGCGGCTTGCTGCTCACGATCTGGCGCAAGTCGCTCGACCAGATCGACCGTAGCGGCTCGGCTGTAACCTCGGCTTGGGCACATGACCTGATCGCATTGGCCACCGTCTCCGTGCTGCTGTTGATGCATGTCGCTGCCTCCGCTGTGGCAGCCCAGCTGCCGGCCATGATCCGCAAGCGCGGGCCCGTCACTGATGGGCACCAGAACGAGTGCCAGACGCCGCTCGTACCGAAGCCAAACGCCCCGCCCTGCCCGGTCCCGCCCATGAGGCGGGGTGAGCAAGACGCGGTGTTGATGAGGTAGGCGCGGCACTCTTTGCGCACATTGACGATGGGATCACCACCGGCTGCCGCGTTGTTGCACATGAGCGAACCAGCGGGGGCGTATCGGTAGGCCCACCTGTCGCGGGCTCCGTACTCGACCAACGCGGGCGCGGCGAGCGTTGCTCGGCCACCCTCGGCAACCACCACGGTCTGAGCGTGGGCGGTGCCGATGAGCGCCAGGATCAGGGCGTATCTCATGTGTCACTCCTTATGCACTCAGCGCGGCGGCCAGTGCGGCATTGCTTGCGGCGGCCTGTGCTGTGGTTTCCAGGGCCGTCTGCATGAGCCGATCGCTTTCTGCTGCGGTCAAGCCGCTGACGCCTGTTTCGACCGCGTAGGCCCGGCCGTACTCCATCTGCACGCCACCGCCGCCGGCCCTGATGACCGTCGAACCGTCGGATCGGTACAGCCTGCCACCCACCACGCGCACGGGGGCGGCGTTCACGTTCTGGATTCGCATGTCGACCAGATCCACATTGATCCGGTAATTCACGTCGTCCTCGGCTGTCATGCCGCCGTGGAAGAACCTGATTCCGTTTTCGGTCATCTGCCCGGCGATGTACCAGGCATAACCCCGCTGCACTGTCGTGACGCCATCGGGGTCGTCGATGTCGATCTCGACGTTCGGATAGTCCTCGATGAACTCAGTCACGGCGTCGCCGTCGATGGCGTTTGCGTTGTACACCTTGTCATCGACCTGGTCGGCCAGGATCGACCAGCCGAACTCAGAAGCGACGGTGCGGTATTGCGCCGGCACCTTAGCAGCCGCGCCAGACTGATAGGCCAGGCGCACCTGCACAATGTCGCCCGCGCTGAACGTGCTGCCGTCCGGGTAACTCAGCGACCAGCTGGTGCCGGCCACGATCGTGTTTTCCACTTCGGTGCCGGCCGTGACGTTGACGACCTGGATGCGCGACCCTGGCACGACGTTCGTCACGGACGCGGCGGCCTGCATCACTGCTTCTTCGACGGTGATCGTCGCCGGTGTGGTGTTGACGTAAGACACGCCGGACACGACCTTCACTGTGATGTTCCCGCCGCTGTTGTTGACCAGCGTGATCGTGCCGGAAAGGTTCGCGCCAGCCAGGTCATAAGTGCCGACAGCGCGGAAGTCGAACGTGCATCCGTCGTAGCTGCCGTCGATCACGCCGGCGGAATTCCACTCGACCACGCCACCGCCCCACGTCATGCCGCTGATCGCCGGGTCGACCACAGTCCAGCCGCTGTTCAGTGCCAGCAGCGCGCCGGCTCGATCCCACGGCATTTGCAGATCGATGTTCTGCACGCCCCAGGCCTGTGAATAGTCGTAAAGCTTTGCGAAGGTGTCGATCGTGCCGGCGCCGAATGTGATGCGCTTTGTCGCGGCGTTGATCGTGGCACCCGTGTAAGCAGCTGCCACAGCCTGCGCGACCTGCGTGTAGATGTTGACTCGACGGGTCGCAGAACCCTCGTCGAAAAAATACCCGTAGTGCCGCACCTTCGTGATGAACAGGCCGTCGGGCGTGCCGTCAAACCACACATTCCCGCCAGACAGCGTTTTCATCGCAACGTCATAGGACAGCGTGAACGACCCGTCGAAGCCCGATACGTTCGTCGCGTCGATTTCAAATCGCTCCCAAGCGTTCACGCACGCCGCAGTCGCCGACACGCTGATCGACTGGCCCAGGCCCGTGACCTTGACTGTCGGCGGCGTCCAGTCTCCTGCGTTGTAGAACGCTGAATCGACGCGCACATAAACGATCAGCTTCACGGTCGCGCCAGAAGCACAAATGATGCTCTGGCTGTGCGTGAAGACACGGCCCAGGTTCACGCTGAAGTTGTGCGGCGTGACCTTGATCGTCGAAGCGCCAGACAAGCGCACCACGTTGTCGCGCACCATGGACGCGACCTGCGTGTGACGCTCTTGCTGCGTCGGGTCGCGCTGCTTGTTGATGTAGCGCAGGTCAATGTCGCCCTGGTTTACAAGCTCGTCGGCGGTTTCGAATGTCGCAGTCTCGCCTCGCAGCAGACAGTCTTCTACGACGATTGATCCCAGGCCGCCCACGCCACTACCGTATCGGATGAAGTAGTCTTGCCCAAATTGTGTTCGCCAACCGTGCGTCCAGCCAATATCGCACCGCCGGAATACCAGCGGCGTCGTGCCGGGTAGGGACACGAACTGTTGCTGACCTGAAAAAATGCAGTCTTCATAAACGCCTGCATTCGCGCTGCTTCCAGTGCCTCCGATGTTCGTCAACCAAGAACCACGGGCAAAACTGCCGTACCCGAAACCAGAAGTCTGCCTAAAAAATGTGCTGCCCGTTTCTTGCACCCGACCCGTACCGAAGCCCCAAGGTATTTGCAAAAACACGTTGTCTTCGGACACCAGCCCGGCAGGGCTGTTGTAGACCATAGGTTGAGTTGCGTGGTTGTAGACAGCCCGACGAACCTCAGGAACGTCACCGACAGGGGCCTGCCCCTCGAAGCTCAACGCCGTCTGGTTTGTAGAGTTGCCAAGTTCTCTAAGTTCAGCGTCATCAATGATCAGCTTTCGCGTACCCGGCACGCCACCAATGTGCTGCCTAAAACTCATCCGAGAAGTTTGCGTTGATACAGTGCTCCACGGGCGCACCAGCACATTGCTGGTCAGATTGCAGGCGCGGCAGCCTGCTTTGTGACCATTCGCCAGTCCTGCGGTCAACGTCACCAGATCGCCGCTGACTGATGCAACGGTAGCCGTACTCGACCTGTCGCCGGGCACGCTATCCATCGAGGTCGGCAGGCGGATCAAGTCGCCGGGCTGCCAGCCGCAGTTCGAGGTCGTCAGCCTGATCTGTGTGGCCCCAGCGACCACGGCTTGCGCAAGAACTGCGTTTCGGGTGCGGGTGCCAGATCCGCAAAAACTCACATACCAACTGTGGGTTGGTTGCCCGGACAAAGATGGCATATCCAGGCCGGTTCGAAATGCCGTCGCGGTGCGGTTGAGCGTCAACGTAGCCGTGACGCCCAACGGGATGCGATCAGTCGACGTGCCGAAGTCCAGTCGCCCGCCCGTTGACGGCTGAATCTGAATCCACCCTCGAACGATCAATTCGCTGCTGACAGTGCGAGACGCACGCAGCGTCCCATACACGTCGATAGCACCGCTGCCTGCTGTATTGCTATGCGGTGCGTCGTTGCCCCATGTGTATGTGCCGTCAAGCGTTACTGTGTGACCAGCCGCGATGATCACTTTGTCGCCGTCGATCGGGACAACGCCGCCGACCCATGTGGACGCGGCCGACGCAAGGCCAGACTGTGCTGATGTGATGGTCGCCATGTCTTATATCTCAGTCTGCGTGATCGACGACAGCGCGCCGTTGGGTGCGTATGCGAACACCTTCCTGATCGTCGTCTGTCCTGGCCTGACGTAGTCCAGCTGCGTCAGCACTCCAGCGGTATAGGCAAACAGCTTGTAGTTTCCCGATGCGTAGTCGATGCGACTGACGCGGCCCGAGGCGTATGTGAAGACGGGCGAGGATTCGGTGAAGGCGTCGGCCCCATCCGCCCCGGGCTCGCCCTCGACTCGGCCAGCGTTCAATGTCTGGCCCGTGGTCAGGGTAATGATCAGGTCGCCGCTAACGACCTCTGCCCTGTCAACGCTCACACCAGGCACGCCAGGAAGGCCGCGCACACTGCCAGCGTTGATCGTCCGTCCGTCGCTCAAGGTGACGATCAAATCATCGCCAACGACTTCAGTGCCGGTGATGCTGGTGCCCGCAGGCCTTTGCTCTGCTACCTCAATGACCACAGGGCCGCGCTCAATCATCTCTACGAGGACAGGCTCATCTAACTGAATGTTCAGATCGACGGCATTGATCTCATAGGGCGAGTCAAGGCTTACCGAGAGCGATGCAAAATCCACAAGCAAAGAGCTGCCCTGACGGTCCAGCAACACGTCGGTGTGTCGATACTCGACGGTAATGTCCTCAGTCACGAGTGACTCCCGGCGAGAGCTTGCAAGAGCCCTGTGCAAGTCTGATCACGTCTCCCGAATCACTGATGAGCAGGACGTCATACACCGCTTTTGGAAAATCCAGCCCCCGGGTCAATGCCGCAGGAACAAAGAAATCCAGCCGCCCTTCTGCAGCAACAATCGAGATCCCATCATTTGGAGAACTCAGATCGAGCAGAGCAGTACCGCTGCGCACATCAGATCTGAGCTGCATCTTTGCCGAGTAGCCGCTCAAGTCCATGGGCTGTGGTGGCCTACCTGTCTTGACAACAAATGAGAATCGAAAGTCTGCGCCCTGTTCAATCAAAAGGTCTGCGTTCAGTGCTGGCATGAGTACTCCTCAATATGCTGGGGCATCGGTGATCACATCGTCCCAAAGACGAAGCGGCGGGCGCGGGTGTAGTACCCGTCCCACGTGTGGCGGTGTGGCTTACCCGGCCGCCAGGTGCGCATGTAGTACTGCCAGCCGGCCTCGGCATCGTGCTCACCCGGCAGGCTCACGGGGTGAGACCACAGGAGCAGGCGGGCAAAGGCGGCGCCCAGGATGTCGTCCTTCTCCATGGCTTGCCACACCGCGCGGGGCTCAGCCTCCACCCCCCGGGCCTTGCACACCGACACAGCCAGCTTCTCGGTGTGCTCGTGCGTCAACACACCACGGACACCACCGCCACGCTCAAACTGCCACCAACTGCGAGCGGGGCCGATGCCGCCACCGTCCACGATCTGAACGCGGTGGACGAATCGGCTTTCCTGCAGGCCAATGGCCAGCAGCTGCTGGCGGGCACGCAGGCTGTCCATCTTGTTGGGCAGCAGCGCCAGGGCAGGCGAGATGGCGGTGCGCGTCACGCGCTGCAACAGGTCGTCTTGCATGTCAGCCTTCCTTGACTCGAGTTCGAACAATCAGCACAGCAAAGCCAGCGATCACGCACACGTCATGCAGCGTCGGTCGCTCCAGCGGCAAAAGGGGGGTCACGATGGCTCCAGCCCCGCCCAGGCCCAGCAGCAGCCAGGCGCAGGCCTTCAGCCAAGCGGTGGCACGTTGTCTGGGGGTGAGCCCTGGCGCCAAGGGCGCGGTGCGCTCCAACTTGTTCAGGGCCTCGGCCACCACCACCAGGCCGCACAGCCAGTGGGTCAATCCAAGCAGCAGCTCAATCACGGGCACCCCCATGGTCTGGCCGGTCGTCATTGATGCGGCGCAGCTGGCGGTTCACCAGGGCCACCAAGAAGCGCTGAGCGCCTGCCCCCACAACGAAGGCCAGGCCCAGCATCAAAGGCTCAAACGTGATGAGCCCGCCCACCACGGGTGTCAGGTAGCCCGAGGTCAGTGCCGAGGCGCAGGCCACGGACATCCGGCGCAGGCTGGTGCGCACGAGCTCGCGCCAGGTGTCGTCGCTGGTCGGCATCGTTTTGAGCAGCGTGATCCACGCTAGCGCCCCACAGAAGCCCGCGATCAGCACATCGGGGCGCAAGCCCAGCGACGTGCCCAGCACGGTCAATGTGGGCACCGTCACCGCTGATGCCGCCACCAGCGCCGCACCCGTTGTCGGTTCAGCCACGCTCACCTCCTTGAGCAAAAAAAAACCCCGCTCGTGCGGGGCTGTTGTTGGAATCCTTGTCATGACTCATGGGGCGTACACCCTGGGAAGGTGGCGCCGCTGGCGCTCTGACTCGTAGGACAGGCGGCAGTGATCACGCTCCAGCGGACGAAACAGTGCGTCCAGCACCCAGCGCGTGACAGCCCACCGGCGCTTGTGTCGCTGGCGCCATGCCCGAGCGCTCAGGGTCTCGTCCGCGTGGCCACCCAGCAGCGCGTTGGCCAGCTGATCGACAGCGATCAGCACATTGCGCAGCCAGGTCATAGGGCCTCCAGCTCGGCCAGCGCAGCATCGAGGGCGGCCTGCACGGCCTCCAGGGTGGTGGCAGAACGCACGGCGGCCTTGTGCTTGATGCGGGCCGCCTCGATCTCGGGGCCTTTGACGTAGGCCCAGAAGTCAGCCAGGGTGATGACCTGCTGCGCAATGTGCTGCGGCGTCTCGCCGAGGGCTGCGGCCTCTGCGGCGATGAACGATGGTGCGGGGCCAGCGTAACCGGAGTCCACCCACTGCCTGGCCTGCAGCTCTTTGCGGGTATAGGTCGCCTGCTGGCCCGGCACGTCTGTGATGTACCGGAGGCGGGCGCGGCCTGCAGCATCGTCTACTTGGGCCTGTGCTGCAACCTGCCTCAGTACCAAAACACTGGCAATCGCGGTGGCATCTGCTTCCCACACTTGCAGTTGGTGGTTCCACGCGTGCTCGGGGGTGGGGCGTACAGGGCGTTGTAAGACTTGCCCGCCAAACACATACAGCCGCTCAAGCCCCGCCGGATCAACATCACCCGCAAACTCGATCATGGCTTCGCCTGGGCTACTGATTTGGTACTCCGCTTGAGCAGCACTACAAAGTACGGCGCGGATCACCTCTCCCGTATTCTGGTCGAACACAATGTATTGATTCATCACCGTTTCCCTGAAAACACGATCATGTCGGATGGCGGCACAAAATAAAGAACGCTCATGCGCTGCGCATAATTTGACTGGCTCATCCTCAAATGCACAGTCACGTTATTTGTTCCTGCAACAAGGGGGACTGAGCAGGCGAAGCGAGTAAACCTAGCGGAACTAACGGTAGTCTGGCCGTTGTATGGGCTCGCCACTGTGTATCGCGTCACCCCGTTGACCCGCACATCCAAGTACAGAAACTTTGCCGGCCCGAATGTTGACCAAGCGTAGGAAATGATTTCGTCTGAATCGACGCTATTAAAGTTAAAACTACCCGGCGAGTCACAGTAAGTCACCGTCTTAGCGTCGGTCGTGGCCTTTCTTGTGTTGAAAAGCACGATTCCAGTACCAGGGCCTGGCAAGCCTCCAATCGTCGCCGACGCAATCTGCACCTCGTAGTCGGCAGTCCGGCATGTTCCGTCATAGACATCTTGGCGAGGCACAAAAGAGTAGACGCTAAGGAAAACCGATTCCTCAGCAATCTGCAAGGTACCGACGGCAGCCTGCTGAATCTTGGCAGTGGAAACCTCCAGGTCTCCAATCTTTGCCTGCGTGATAGCCGCATCAGCGATCTGGGCTTCTGTGATCCACGCTTCACCGATGAACGCCTGATTGATGAACGTCTGCCCGCCCACCACCACAAACGGGCTGGTCAGGGTTTCAGCATCGGGGTCGATGATGGCGAACTTGTTGGCCGCCACCAGCACCTGGCTTTCGACCTCGTCGCCACCGTTCTCCACGCCAACGCCGATGCCGGCCAGGTAGGTGCGCCCGTTGACCGTCAGGGACGTTTTGACCGTATACAGGCTGGCCAGCTGGTTGCTGATCTGCTGAATCTCGATCGGTCCCTCTTCGATCTGGTCTCTAAGCGCCTGGCTGAGCTGCGTCGCCTCGATCTGGTCTTCCAGGTAATCAAGGATTTGCGTCGCGTCTGAGGACACCTGACCTTGCACGCCACCTGTCGCGCTGGTGGGAAACCACGGGCCCAGGTTGTCGAATCTGTCAACCAGGCGGGCCCAGAAGAAATGCGTGGTACCGGCACCCAAGCCCATCAGTGAGTGAGTCGACTGCGGGTAGGCAAACTCATCCACCAGCACGGCCTGGGTGCGGTCGTTGACCGTGGCCCGCCACACCTGGGTGGCCTTCAGCCTGGGCGCCTCGCTGGGCACGCTCCAGGACAGATCAAAGCCAAAGATCTTGGGCGTGGCGGTCAGCGCGGTCATGCCCGGCGGCGGCAGGCTGACCATCTGGCCTGTGATGGTGTAGACGTATTCCTCCACGTCTTCCATGGGCTGCAGCGCGGCACCGAAGACGTTGTAGCTCAAGAACTTGAAGCGCACCTGCTTGCCGATCATCGACAGGTCAAGCGGCTCGCTCTTGATGATCAGGTCGTCCACCCGCACGAACTGCGAGCCCGCTGGCTTGGCCACGGTCTGCGTGCCGTAGGCGCCACGGTTCAGGTCGGCCAGCAGGTAGCGATTGGGTCCAATCAGGCCCGCTGATCCATACGCCAGATACTCGGCCGGGCCCGAGTTGCCATCGCGCACAAAGATCAGGCTGGCCAGGGCCTGGGCATCCTCGATGGTGGCGCTGAAGAGCTGGCCACCACGCCCCGCGAGCTGCACGTCCAGGATGGCATTGGCGGCCGCTGGCAGCTCGTCCATGATCTGTCCATAGCGTGCCCCACCACGGGTCTCACCCATCAGCTTGTAGGTCACGCCATCGTCCATCGAGGCCCACACCTGCGCACCACCCCACAGCGGCGTGGCACCGGTCACCGCCACCCACAGCGCCAGGCCAGTGCTGCCCGCCAGATCCACAGGCGCCTCAAAGATGACCGGGTCAGCCACATCGCCAGCCGGCGCGTTGAAGTTGACCTGAAAGCCCTCGCCGGCCTGGGTGCCGTAGCTGGGTGCATCGGCCACGCCAATGTCGGCTTCCATGGCGGTCACCCGGAACTCGTCGCCGCTTTCTTCGATCGTCAGGATGCGCACCGGCTTGCGATCCAGGCCCAGCGCCTCATCTGTGATCGTGACGAGCTGCAGCGGCCGCAGCCAGCCCATGGTCCAAGCCAGGCTGAAGGTGTACACGTTGCGCTGCGCCAGCTCGGCTTGGCACATCTGCGCGGCAATGCGAGCCCCCAGCTCGGGCAGCTTCACCGCCGGGGCCTTGATCGTGGGCTTGGCGCGGCGGCCGTGCACCGCGATGTGCGCGGTGTCTTCGTAGCTCACGGGCTCGGTGGTGTAGCCGTTAGACCGGTTCTCGATCTCCAGCGTCCAGATGTTGTACCCCACGTCATCGCCGCTGATCACCTCGCTCGACCCGGGCAGACCCTTGTGGCGCTCTACGCGGATGGAGGGCTCGCCTTCAGCGGGCACAAAGTGGTCAGCCGTCAGGTCGACCACCGGCGTGGTGTTGGGCGTGTACGTGCGGCCATGGGCCGAAGCGGCCTCATCACCCAGCGGCACAAACTCCAGGGTCTCGCCATCCCACACCACATTGGTGTTGGTGAGGCTGAGGATCTGCTTGAGTGCATCTGCGGCCGAGGTCTGTTCAGACAGCACAGGGCTGAGCCACAAGCCATTGGCAATGCAGTAGTCGCTGTACACACCCAGGCCCGACACCCGGGCCGGATCCCAGCCCGCGCCCCAGTTCTCATCGATGAGCACATCGGCCACCACGGTGGCAGGGTCGGCATCCAGCACCGGGCTGGCCAAGCCAGGCAAGGTGCCCAGCTCGGTGGACGTCGTCACCTCGAAGTTGTGGTTGTGGATCTGCGCACTGTTCGTCAGCTGGTAGTTGCTGGCGTACAGGTAGGCCATCCCCGGGTAGCGCAGGGCCTGCGCCGGGTGATTGGTCTCCAGCCAGGGCCAGATGGGCTGATCGTCGGCACCGCTGGCCAGGGCCAGCCCCACATCGGCCAGGGCCGAGGTACCGGGCTGAGCCTCTTGCACCTGGTAGGTGATCTCATAGTCGCCCGCTGGCGCCAGGTGAGTGAAGGTGTACTGGCCACCCGCGCGGGTGTACTGCGTGCCACGCTGCAGGCGCGACCAGATGCGGCGCAGTCCATCGGTGGGGCGCTGGCTCACGCGCAGCACCGCCACATCACCCACCACGTCTGCGCTTTGCGGCACGGTCACCACATGGGTGCTGCCGGCGGTCAGCGCGGGCAGGCTGATGGTGTGGCGCAAGGTGCGGCGCCGGGTGGTGGTGGCCTTGCCCTCAAACCGCTCTTTGCCCTTCCAGGCCGATGTGACGCCATCAATGGGGCCCTGACCCAGCATCAGGATCACGGCGGCCTCATAGGTGTAGGTGATGGTCTCTTGCGTGACCCCGCCGCCACCCTTGCCACCCTGGCGGCTGACCGAGCGGTTCTCGATCGCCTTGAAGCTGCCGTACCAGACCAGGTTGCAGGCCACACGGTACCGGCCCCAGCCCTTGGCCAGCACGGTGCCCTGGCTGGATGTCTGCACACGGATGTCGCTCAGGCGCTGCTCGCGCTGGGTGAGCGTGGTGTTCTGGCCGCCCATCAGGCTTGCCCTTTCGTCTGAATGATCGAAAACCAGCGCACATGGCGATCAGCCAGCGGCGGATCGCTGATCGGCTGGGCCAACACCACGCCCGCGCGGGCCAGTGCGTGCACGACGGTACCGGTGCGTGCGTTGCCATCAACGAGCACAGCGCCGTGGCTGTACGTGCGGCCAAAGCGGAACACGCACACATCGCCGGGCAGGGCCTGTGCGGCGTCCACCTCGACAGCACAGCGCTCCAGCCAGCCCAGGTAAAGCTCTTGGCCACGGTGCAGGTGCCACTGGTGGCTGTAGGGGCGCGGGTCAAACGCCTCAATCAGGCCCAGGCCTTGATAGATGCGCACCAGCAGCATGGCGCAGTCCACACCACCGCCCGGGCCCTTCAGGTCGCCCAGGTGGTGGTAGGGCGTGCCCAGCCAGGACTGGGCCTCTCTCACCACCAGCTGACGGACGTCACCGTGCGTCATGCCACGGTCTCCGGAGGGGGCACAAAGGGCGTGGCCTTGAATCGACCGCGGTTGTTGAACTTCAGGCGGCAGGTGGGCTCAGTTCGATTGCAGCCAGGCCGCACGATGAAGGTCTGGCCCACCTGCGGCGCCACGGGCAGCGGCAGGCCCAGCTGCACCGTGCCGTCGGCGTATCGCTTCACAGTGCGGGCCACACCGTTCATGGCCCCACCGACGAACTCGAGTAAGCCCAGATCAAACCAGCCATCGTCCTGGGTCAGGTTCGTGTCAAAAGCCATCAGCGCGGCCCGGCCGGTCCCAACGCCCGTCACCACGCCATTGACGCGCCAGGCGGCCTCGTTCAGCCCACAGCCTGGGTCAAACACCTGCCACATGCACTGCGGCTGCGCAGTCTCACGCGGCACCTGCACGTTCAGCGTGCTGGTCAGGCTGCGCACCAGCAGGTCGATGCGCCCGGCCTCCCAGGCCGCAGGGCCCGTCATGCCGCTGAAGCGCACGAACGAGCCCTTGAACACTCGGTCGGTGTCAAAGTAGGCCCACTCCAGCGTCACCTCGGCACCGTCCAGCCCGCCACGCTCGGCAAACTGCAGGGCGCTCATGCCGCCCATGCTGATGGTGTTGTCCACCAGCAGAGAGATGTTCATCTCGCTGACCTGCAGCCCGGCCTGCAGGGTGATCTCATCGCGCTCGATGCCGGGGCCGTCGCCCACGAACACGCGGCCATCAGGCAGCAAAAAGCGACCCGCGCCGCTGGCCCACTGGAAGGGATTCAGCCCGCGCGGCTTCAGGGTGAGCAGGTCGATGCGAAAGCCTGCCGAGCGCTGCGCTGAGACCATCCAGGCGATCAATGCAGGATTGATCATCGGTTCACCGTCTCGATCTCGACACCGGTGTCGTACAAGTCCTTCACAAACTGGGTGAAGGACATGCTGGGCTCCACAAAGGCCACCCGGAAGTAAAACAGGGACGTCGTCCAGTCGCACACCGCATTCAGCGCGGGGGCGGTGGTGAACTCCAGCCAGCCATCGTTGTCCAGCGTGAAGGCCGTGGTGGGCGAACCATTGACCCGCACCGTCGCAGCGGGTGCGTAGCCAATGGGTTCCAGGAACCCACCACGCGAGCGCACCAGGCGGAAGCGCCGGGTGCTGCCATCGCCAGTGGCAAAGATCTGCGGCGACGTGATCTGGTAGACCTCACGATCACGGAACAGGAAATCATCCAGGTTGCCGTGGCGGCGCTCGAAGAAGCCCTGCAGGGTCTGCAGCTCGGTGCGCCCAGCCCGCTCGCGCAAGAAGTTGTAGCGCAGCATCCAGCGGCGCACGGGGTACAGCCGCTTTCCCAGGGCGTAGCGCTTGCCCGAGGCTGCACGCCGCACGATGTTGTCGAACTCGACTTCGTGATCGCGCTCCATGGCAATGCCGGGCAGCGCGGGAAAAATGTCGTTGCTCATGGCTCAAAACCTCCGAGAGCGCTGACGCAGGCCCAGCTCGTTGACGATGGCCTTGCCGCCATCACCACGCAGCCAGCGCTCCACACTTCGCGCATCCAGGGCGCTGATGCTGATCTGCACATTGCTGCCAGCACCGCCGCCGCCACCATTGGCCGCCAGGCCCCGGATCACGTCGGCATACTTGGCCGGCAGAATCATCTCCTTCGCGTGGGCCTGCACCATGGGGTTGACGCCCGCAGGGATGTCAAAGCCCCCCTCAGCGCTGAAGATCTTGCTGGCGAAGCCACCCACAGCCGCCAGGGCACCCACCGCCATGGCTGGCGCCAGGAAGGGGCCAATCACCGGGATGGCCGAGATAGCCGCATACACAGAGGCGGCGGCCTCATAGGCCTTGATGCCGATGGTCTTGATGGCCGTGGCGGCCGTGATACCGGTGCTCATGGCCGCGCCCGTGGCCTCAGCGGCGGTGCGGGTGTTGACGCCCAGCAGCGTGGCGGCGGTCTTCTGTGCCTCACCAGCCAGCCAAGCGGCCATCGGCTTGGTCACCATCTCTTGCACAAAGGCCGTGGCCGTCTGCGCGTAGATGCCCTGCAAAGTCTGCATGGCCGACTGCTGCCCTATGATCATCCGCGTGGTCTGATCAGCCATGGCCGCCTCCATGCTCTGGAAGGTGTTCAGCAGGGGCTGGTTGTCTTCGGCCTTGCGGGCGCCATCCAGCTCACCCTTGCGGGCCTTGTGCTGGCGCTCCAGCTCTTCAATCTGGGTGTAGATGCGCTGGCGCTCCACCGGGTTCAAGTCGGGGTCTTTGGCCAGCAGCTCCAGGCGGGCCTCCAGAGCCTTGCGCTTGATCTCCAGGATGCGATCCTCAAAGCCCTGCTCCAGGGCCAGGCGCTCACGCTGGGTCATCAGGCCCATGGCCACCGCGTTGTCGGCCTGCTGCTGCTCCAGCGCGATGCTGGCCAGCGCGGCTTGAGACTGGTTGGCTGCGATCTCGTCCTGGATGGCACGCTGCTGATCAGCAGCACGCTGGCGGATGCGCACGATCTCTTGCTGAGCGGCCGAGAACTCGGACGACTCCGCGCCGAACTGAGCCTTGGCCGCCTGGGCAATCTGCTCAGCCAGGCGCAGCTGCTCTTCGGTGTTGTTGCGCCACTGGGCCAGCTCCAGGCGCAGGCCTGCCACCTTGTCTTCGTACAGTTCACGCTGGCGTTGCCGTTCTTCGTTGAGCTGGCGGGTGCGCTCGGCAGCGGCCTGGCGGGATGCAGCAGCAGCGGCACGCTTGGCCTGTTCTTCGCCCTTGGGGTTGCCCAAGGCCTGCTCCAGCGCCTGCGGGTTCACCACAGGCTGAGACTGCCCTGGGGCAGCACCGGGGGCCGTCTTGGGCCCACCGTCGCGCATGTTGGCCGAGTCCTTCAGCCCCTGGGTGATCCGTGCGGCATCAACCTGCAACTGGTCATACTGCGCCCGCAGCTGCTTGATGCGCTCGGTCACACGGATGGCGGGCGCACCGTAGCCCTGCTCGATCATCGCGCCCGGGTTGCGGTCGACCATGGCCTGCAGGCGCTCGATCTCTTGCACTGTGGTGCGGATCTGGAACTGCACCATGCCCGCCTGACGCTGCCCAGCGGCAATGTCGCCAAAGCCGGTGGCCTCTTTGAGGGCCTGCCCGATGGTCTTCAAGGTGCCCAGGAAGATCCCAGCGTTCTTGTTGTTCGTCAGCCAGTTCTGCGCCAGGGCATTCAGCCCGGGCAGCATCTGCTGCATGATCTGGTTGTAGACACCCTCTTGCGCCGCACGCAGGCGGTCCAGGTTGTCCTTCAGGTCGCCAGCGGCTGCGCCTGCCTCATCGCTGACCACCACGCCCAGGCGGCGTGCCTCTTCGCGCAGATCTGCAACACCCTGCTGGGTCAGGTTGATCAGCGGCAGCAGGCCAGGGCCCAAGCGATCGCCGAAGATCTCGACAGCAGCAGCGGTACGCAAGCCCTGGTCTTCGATGCCGCTCAAACCACCCACCAGGTCCATCAGCAGCTCATCTGCTGATCTGATGTTGCCCTGGGCAGTGCGCAGCTTCACGCCCAGCGTGTCCTCCAGCAGGCCCTTGAGCTGCTCGTCGCCGCTGGCTGCCGCCACCGCTGCTGCGTTCACCTTGTTCAGGGCCCGAACCAGGGTCTCAGACTCCAGCCCTGCAAAGCGGCCGGCATAGGCCAACTCGCTGAACTTGCTGGTGGCTATGCCTGCCTTCTGTGCTGACTCGTCCATGGCATCGGCCAAGTCCAGCTGCTGACGGATGCCATTGATCAGGGCAGCACCCGCCAGGCTAGTGCTCAGACCGATGACCGTACCGGCCACACGGGCGGTGCTTTCCTTGACGCTCTCGCTGGCAGCGTTGATGCGCTGCATGGCAGACACCGCGGCCTTCTCGGTCTTCTCCAACGCCGCAACGCCACCCGCTGCATCGCCCTTGATGCGGATGGTCACGTCTGTGGTGCTCACGGTGTTCCTTTCGCTCAGCCCATCAGGCCCCGATGGACCAGGGCTGCAAACTCAGCTTCGATGTCTTCGTCAGACTGCTCAGGCGGCGGGCCTTGATCGGCAGGCTCAATGCCCAGGTAGGCCTGCACCATCGCCTGCAGGGTTGGCCGCTGTCGCAGCTCATCCTGCAAGGCCTTGATGCGGCGCATGTCCAGCTCTCGCTCCCACTGGTCCCAACTGCCACCCAGCGTTGTGACAAAGCTGGCCACCACCTCATCAATCGTCAGGCCCCGCCCTGATCGGGTGGCGTTACGCCGGCCATCGCCCGCTGAGCCATCCGCTTTCCCACTTCGGCAACCAGCCGGGCCTCCTGCTCTTTGAGCACTGCGTAGGCCTCAACCAGCTCGGCATAGGTGGCCTCGCCCAGCTCGTCTGCCGTCATACCCGGGTAGTTGCGCTGCAGGGTCTGCAGCAGCACACCGGCCATCAGCTCTTGTTCGCCGGTCTCGGTGTAGCCCTTCTCCAGCGCAGCACGGGTGGCGATGTCAGCTTTGCGGATCTGCAGGGTCATGGGCGGCAGCACGTACTGCCGCCCGGCCAGCACCACCAGCTCACCCTCGTGGGCCACCAGTGGGCTGATCATCGACACCGGTTGATGGTGCACGGCGCTCATCATCAGCCCCGGAACATCTCGAAGACCTTGCCGTCGTCACCCGAGAAGCCCTTGAACGAGCCTTCAGGCATGGCGTGCTCGTTCAGCTTGAAGCCGAAGCTGGCCGACTCAAACGTGGCGTTGGCCAGGCGCAGGCCGAAGGGCTTGCCAGTGCGGCTGGTCTTGTACAGCAGCAGGCTGCAGAACACGCTATCACCGGCCAGGGTGTTGTTGACGGTGTAGGTCTCGCCCGAGGTGGAGTCGGTCAGGTACGTGAACAGGAAGTCATCATCGTTGGCGGCGTTGTTGAAGGTGTACACGCCCGTGGCTTCGTTCACTGTGTACTCACCCACGGCAGGCGACGAGGCCACGCGGCGCAGGGGGCGATCGGTCAGCGGGTCGACCACACCGTAGTCTTCACGGAAGTTTGCGGCGCCGTCCACTGTCACAGTGCCGCTGGCCACGGTACCCAGTTCGCGCTTGACCAGGATGATCGAGCCGGTGGTGCGGGCGGACGTCATGAACTCTTCCATCATCCAGCCCGGGTCCAGCTCGCCGGACTTGTACTTGCCGCTGATCGACTCGTTGCCCGAGGCAGCGTCTTCGGCGTACTTGTTTTCGCCGAACAGCTCTTTGATGTCGCGCTTGATCTCGATCGACACGTCCTGGATGATCGCGATGCGGCGGGGTGTGGGGTTGGCTGCGGTGCGCTTGATGTAGACCTCAGCGCTGTGGAAGTACAGGTTGTCTTTCGATGCCATGGTGGGCTCCTTTCAGTGGTCGGGTGTCAGGGTCAAAGCAGTGAGCCGCGCTCGTGGTCGTACTCGACCAGGTACTCGGCCTGCAGGTCACACATCGTCTGTTCGTTGTCGATGTATCGGAAGGTCTCGGTGCTGAGCTCGATCTGCACCGATCCGTCATTGAGGGCGCCCCAAGTGGTCAGGGCCTCATGGGCTGCGTTCAGCAGGGCGTGCGCCGCTTCGCCGGGCTCATCACCAGCCGTGCGCACGATCACCAGCACCGTGGCTTCACGGCCCTGCATCTCGCCCGCCAGGGCCGTCTGCTGCACCCGGCGGGGCAAGATGCACACGGCTGGCAGCGCCGTGATGTCCAGCGGCAAAACGCGCTCGCGGTACACGCGGCCCGTCAGCTCAGGAACCGAGTCACAGGCCTGGCGCATCTGCTCGATGCAGTCAAACAACTTGGTCATGTCGGTGTCCCCAAAACGGCCACCACCACGGCGCCATCACCGCTGAAGCTCAGCGGGTGGCGCACCGGGTAGCTGCGGCCACCAATCACCACCACCGAGCCCTGCGCCAGGCTGGCAGCCTGGGCATCTGCAGCGGTCAGCGTCAGGCTACGATCGCGCACCATCACGTCGGCTTGATCCAAACTCTCAGCGCGTGACGGCTCGTTGCGCACGCCATAGAACTGGTGGCCACCACTGGTGCACAGCTCGCCAATCTCGGCAAACAGCAAGGGCAGATCAGCCTCGGTCACGGCTCAGAATCCTTTCAATGCGCTGGTCAAACGACGCGCGGTACCGCTTGTTCACCGCCGCCTCACCCACCTGGCGCAGATCCAGCGCCTGGGTGTAACTGGGCATGCGCTTGGTGAACAAAAACACCGGGGCCAGGATCGAGCCGTGAATGCCACGACGCGACCAGATGCCCGCAGGCAGGTGCTGCTGCTTGCCGTTGCGCTCACCAGGGCCGTGGCTCACGAAGTACTCGACCCCGTTGATGCGCACATAGCCGTTCTCGCTCTTGCCACGCTTGGCCAGATTGGCCCGGCGCTTGTCGGTCATGTTGGCTCGGTAGCCCTGCTCTGAAAACGCGTTCAGGTAGCTCATCAGCTGCACGATGAACGACCCCTTCACATTGCCGTAGGCATCCATGTGAGCGGGGTCAATTCCATCGCTGGGCACGGCCGCCATGCCCGGGGGCAGGATGCCGGCTCGCTGCAGAGCCACCTCAAAGCGCTTGTTGCGGCGTGCGCCGCCTTTGGCCTGCGCCAGCAGCACCTTGGCCGGGTCCACCCCCTTGCCCCCCATGTAGCGGGGGTACACCAAGGCCTCCGGCTTGTCGACCGTGGCACGGTCAACGAAGGGGCTGCGCAGGATGTAAGGGGTGGGCCGGTCAAAGACTTCTCGCATAGCTTCCTGGAAGCCCAGGCGAGCCTCAAACGCCGAATCGTTGATGGCTTCGGCATGCACACGAAGCACCCGCGCCGGCGCGAGCTGCAGGGGCGTCACCACCTCCCGCAGATCGTGTTCGATGCGGATGTCCATGTGGGCCTCAGCGATCAGATGCGGCGTTCAAGGCAGCCAGCCCACTCAGGCCGGGTTGACCACGTTCTTGAACAAGAAGCCAGCCACCGAGCCAGCCAGCACAGGCTTGCGGGCATCGGTCACCGGGGCCACCATCGACTTGTGATTGCGGTCGTAGTAGGTCTCTTCCACGAACGGATGACCTTCCAGCTGGTAGGTGTAGCCGTAGGCAGGCGAGCCACCGTCGCTCAGCGTGGCCACGCGGGTGAAGGCCAGCACGGCGTCAGCACCCCAGATGTCCACGAAGCTGGTGTTGTTGTAGTACGTGGCCTCACCCACCACCACGCGCTCCACATCCAGCGCACGGGCGATCTGCTCCAGGGTGGCGATCTTGATGTCCTCATCGCGCAGGGTGGCAATGATGTCCGGATGGGCACGCAAGGCCTTGTGCACCTTGGGCGAGATGGTGAGCGTGTCGGGGTACACGCCGATCTTGCTGCGGATCACGTCCTTGGCTTCGCTGACATCGCCCACCGGGTCGCTCGCAGGGTCATCCCAGCGAGTGTTGGCCACGGTGTACTCCAGCTTGTTGTCGGCGCCGTAGTTGGCCAACGAGGTCGCCAGCACAGCCGCCTGGTTCTCGCGCTCGATGTCCATCAGGCGCTGCACGCCACGGATGCTGCGCTGGTACTGGTCCACACCAATGCGCACACCCTCTTGCTGGATCTCCACCGGCACCTGGGCTTCCAGGCTGTGATCGATCAGGGCGTAAGGCGCACCCTGGTGGCCAAACTGCACTCGCTTCGTCGCAGCACCCGGCGCACGGGCGGTGTTCACCAGGCGGAAGTCTTCCGGCCCGAACTCGATCACGGTGCCGCCGCGCTGCTGAACGAGCACCATGGGGAACAGGATGTTGGCGATGGGCGCGAAGGTGTGGGTGTAGCCGCGCGCGATGCTGGTGAGGATCGGGTCGATCACCCGGGCCTGTTGGGGCGTCATCTGGGTCATGTTTGACTCCTAAGTCGTTGGTGATGGTGGGGCGTGCTTAAGCTGCGTTGGGCAGCAACAGCACTTCGATGGACTGGCCAGCGGCGGTGGCGGCGCTCAGCGCCACGCCCACGCGCACGTTGGTGCTGGTGTGGGCCACCGCGCGGCCCTGGTTGTCGGTCATCACCGTGGCGCCAGCCGTCACGGCAGCACCGGCCACAACCTCGGTCGTGCCCAGCACATCCACGGGCACCAGGTCGCCGCTCTCGGCATCGGTGCGGGTCACGCCCAGCACAGCTGCGCCCGCAGCGGGCACGCCGCCAGCAGCGGTCACAAAGCGATTGGCCACCAGGGCGGCAGCAGCCGTGCGGGTCAGGCACAGCACCGAAATGGTCGGGGTCGTCATGTTGGGTTCCTTTCAATGACGAGTTGCGAAGATCAGCTGTGCGCTGACGAATCAGACCTTGTCGTAGCCCAGCGCTTGCAGGGCTGCGACGTAGTCAACGTTGTGCTGCTTGGCGTAGGCCTTGGCCTCGGCATCCATCTGCTCGCGCGTCTTGGCGCCGCCAGCAGCCGCAGCAGCGCCTGCAGCACCACCAGGGGCGGCGGCGGGCGCATCGCTGTAGTGAGCCTGGCCAGCCGTGGCCAGCGTGGCGCGATGGGCTTGCACCACCGCAGCAGCGGCTTCGGGGCCCGTGGTCTTGCCGTCAAACGCCAGCTGCTCGATCAGCGCCTCGTGGCCAGGCAGGGCCTGACCGCGCACGGCCTGGATGCGCTCACGCTCAGCCTTGGCGCCCTCAGCGCTGAACTGCGCCTGCAGTGCGGCATACAGGCCAGGGTTGCCGCTGGCCAGGGTCTCAGCCGTCAGCCCTGCCACAGCGGCAGTGACCGCCGCACTGATGGCGGCCTGGGTGGGTTGGGTGTTTTCGGGGGTCGACATCGTCGTGGTCCTTTCAGGAATGACAACGGGCGCCGAAGCGCCCGTGGTGGTTGGATGAATGGTGGCCGTTGCGGCCCGGGATCGCCCGCCCGGCCGACTGCCGGGAGGCTCAACCAGCAGCCCCTGGGGATCAGTGGCCAGCTGGTCGATGAGCTGATCGAGCGACATGAAGCCGTCCACCAGACCCGCATCGATCGCCTGCTGACCAATGAACACACGGCCATCGGCCATGTCAGACAACACCTGCTCGACAGACACGCCACGGTGGCTGGCCACGGCATCCACGAACAGGCTGTACAGGTAGTCCACACGCTCTTGCATGTGCTCGCGCCCAGCCTTGGTCAGCGGTTCGTACTGACTGGCGATGCGCTTGTAGCGGCCAGCGGTCACCTCGGTGGTCTTCACCCCGCTGGCAGCCTCTTGCTTGCTGAAGTCGCGATGCATGGCCACCACGCCAATGCTGCCAACCTCCACCACCGGCCCGCTGATGTACAGCTTCGCGCAGGCCGAGCCCGCCCAGTAGCCCGCACTGCATACCTGCCCGTCACTGAACGCCACCAGCGGCTTCACAGCACGCAGGCGCAGCAGCTCGGCACCCAGCTCAGGCGTGCCCACCACCGCCCCGCCAGGCGTGTCCAGGTGGGCGATCACGGCCTTCACATCCGGGTCGGCTTCGGTCTCGCGCAGCATGCGAATCACTGTCTGTGTCGACACCATGCCCGACACATCCGAGAACATCGAGGCCTTGGGCGTCATCACCCCATGCACCGGCACCACCGCCACGCCGCGCACCACCTCATAAGGCTTGGGCTCGTTGGACAGCGGACGGCCCAGCCGCGCCTCGATGGTGGCCAGGTCAGCCACCTCACCACGCACGTGAGCCGCGTAGATGTCCTGGATCTGAGCCAGCTGCTCGGGGCGGATCGCGCAGGGGCTGGTGAGGAATTCAGAGAGTTTCATAGGGCATCAACAAAGTTTGTCAATCCATCATCCGCGCGATTGACGCAGCGCAGCAAAGTGGCGTGTGATGGAAGCTCCTTTAACCACTCGGGAGAGAATATGAAGAAGATTACCTTTGCAATTGCCGCTGCGATTGCTTGTGGCGCGTCAAGCGCTGCACAGATTACCTTACCAAATACTGGGGCCACACTGAGTTTCTCAGATGGACTTGTTGTCAAGAGCATCGGGAACATTTGGTATGGCAACGACATGGAGATGGGCGACAGAGTTTTACTTGTTGCAGAAGTCAGCAAAGGGATTTCAGATTTCTTTTTTTCCTTATCGAGCGCCACAACCATTTACTCCGCCTCGGTGTTTCAAATGGAAGTATTAAAATACTCGGATGGCTTCAGAAGCGGAAATTACAAATTCTCAGCAAACACAATTGAAAGCACAAACTTCGGCAACGCCACCGTTTCATTCACACCTGGCACTTGGTTGTTGCCATCTGATGACGCAGATTGCGCAAGCGTGCTTTGCATGACACCAATCAAAGACCGTGCTTTCATTTCATTCTCAGTTTTTGCAGGGAGCGTTTCAGCTATACCAGAGCCGTCTGGCTATTTATTGCTTGCAGCTTCGTTGGGTGCAGCAGGAGTCATTTCCGCTCGACGCAGAAGTCACCAGGCGTGAATTTCAACGTCATCGATCTCAATCACGTCATTCAGCGCCAAGTTGTTCAGCCGCACGCGCCAGCCCACCCATTCGTAACCAGCCGGGGCCCTGCTGGCAGTGCCCGCAGTCCGTCGCTGCTGCCAGGCAGTGCTCAACGCAAAGGTGCCGCTCTGGTCAATTTGACCGCTGACAACGCCAGCGGGCACCATGACCACATCTGATCCCTGCGTCTGTGTAGGGCCTTGGAAAAAGCCAAACTGAACGACGACTTGCGCAGTTGACGCGGGAGATCGAACACGCAGAGCGCCCGTGTAAGCACGGGCGGCAGAACCGGCACGCTTGAGGATGAAGATGTCAGCTTGACCAGCATTGCCACCATCGGCTGCCGCAAGTTTTGTGGCTCGCAGGCACTTGGTGCCAGTTCGAGCCCCTGCGTCACTGACAGCAATCGACACCGTTGTAGTCGTGTGCCGATTGGATGCTGTGCCACCGCGAACGTAGATCGTGTCCAAGAAATTGGTGGCCCCGGTGCCGAGCACCTCAAAACCACCGTCAAGCAGCTCGTTCCTCGATTCATGCACACCAATGGGCAGCGCAGTTGCAGCCGCGCCCCCGTTGATTTCAAGCACGCAACGCTCGGCAATGACTGCGCCCGTGCCTTTGCCCAAATAGCCCGATGCTGTTTCGACGTTCTGGATGGATACCCCATCAAGCAGTACGGGCGGAGCCGTGATGGCTGACGTGTTCTGGTTGTCGAACCAATGAGTAAGCTGCGTGTGTCCGGCCTCCCCGTCAGTCATCACAAGTCGGCCACCCTTCATCAAGATGGCGCCGTTATTGCTGACAATCCAGGGTACATGGTTGGCACCGTAAGTGTTGCGGCGCTTGTTTGTTTCGACGTGACAGCCGAGTAGATGAACTCGACCAGCCTGCACCGTTCCCATGAAACGGTTGTAATCCAGGGATGAGCCGATGAACGTAAGTTGGCCGCGCTCCAAAGTGATGCCGTTAACGCTGTTCAGCAAAGCGCCGCCGTAATAGACAGGCAACTCATAGCCATCCGGGTAGCCAGCACCCACCTTGATGCCTGCTGAACCACACTCAAAAATCGACCAGCCGTAGTGACCGATGCCCCACGCGGTGTTTCCGTACTCTTCGCCAACATCGCAGTCGGCAATCGAGAAGTTCTTGAGCGCGTATCGGGAGGCGCCAGCGCCTTGCAGCACACCATCGGGGCGGTGATGGAAGATCCCTCGCGTACCCACAGCGTCACGCCCCGGGCCTCGGATGTGGAAGTTCTCAATGTAGAACGCCGATTGTGAGTGGACTCGCTCGTCGGTGCCAGTCAAGCGCATCGCTGTCGCGCCTGCATCTGGCCGCAACTCAAGCTGCGAGAAGTCGATGGCGGTCTTTGCCATGTCAACGACTAACTCGCCCGTGAGGCGTGCGCGCTGGTTCACCATGTTCGGAAACCGGAGGACACTGCGCGGGTAAGTGGCAGCGAACCAGTCGATCGTCTCCTGCAACGCCGCAGTGTCGTCTGTCGTGCCGTTCAGAACTGCACCGTAACGCTGCAATGCGGATTCGACCTTACCCCCCACCACCTGACCCGCATCTGGCAGATCAAGGGACAGACCTCGGCCAAGCGACAGCATGTAGTCATCGCCTCGACGGATTACCTTGGCTTTACGTGGGAAGCGCGACATCATTCGTCTCCGGGTTCTTGAGTTGCAGGCTGAGCCGCTGCAGGCCGACCACCAGGCGCAGCTGCCCCAGCTTTAGGGGCAGGCATGAGATTGGCGGTGCGCAGGGCATCTTCTTCGGCCCGCTTCGGTTCCAGCGTGCGGTTGAAGTCGGTGCCGAACAGTTCCCACTCGGCCCGCTCACGGGTGCACAGGCGGGCGTCGATGGCGTCGCGGTAGGCGGCCACCTCATCTTTGGGATTGATCGAGCCCTGGCTGTCGCCGAACCACTCTGCGCGGGTGTAGGCCCAGCGCATCAGGGGGTCTTCAAAGAAGCCGGGAGCCTTGACGCGGCCCAGGATGACGGCCTCGGTCAGCCAGGTCTCATAGATCGGCTGGCAGAAGCTCAGGGCCAGCCAGCGGCGACGGCGGCGCAGGTACTGCCAGGCGTCCAGCAACGCGGCCTTACTGGCGCTGTAGCTGGCGTTGAACTGCTTGATCAGCAGCTCATACGGCAGGCCCAGCGCCACGCCGATCTGGCGAATCACCGCCAGGGTGAAGGGCTCGAAGGCAGTGTTGGGGCGTGTGGGGTTGGCAAAGTCAATGCGCTCATTGCCGGTCAGGCCCACGATGGCGCCCGAGCCCATGGCCACATCCGCATCAGGCGCACCCTGGGGCACGCTGCCCTGGGCCTGCGCCTGGCCAGGGTCACCGCCGGTGAACACCGGGTTGCTGTCACCCTCGGGCGTAGTCACGAACACCGTGAACATGCTCGACACGACTGCCGCCTTGATCTCGGCATCGGTGTAGGTGGTGATCTGCTTGATGCACTCGATCACCGGGGTGAGGTAGGGCAGGCCGCGCGGCTGCTCAGGGCGCAAGCGGTCAAAGTGGTGCAGCATGCGGCGGCGGCCACTGCCGCCAAGCAGGTCCACCCACTGCCCCGCCCAGCGGTTGCCTACCAGTTGCAGGCTGCCTGGGTGGCGGTCGTACAGGTGGCAGGCCACTGGCCGGCCGTTGCTGTCCATGCGGATGCCACCGGCTACGTCGTCGGTGTCAAACTGACCGCCCGGGTTGCCCACGCGATCAGCCTCCAGCACCTGCACACGCAGCCGATACGGGCGCATGCGCGTGGCTGCGGGCGCATCGGGCAGGTTGCTGAAGCAGTCGCCGCTTTCCAGCGTGCTGCGCAGCACCAGGGCCTGCAGCTGGTCAAAGTTCTGCACTTCGGTCAGGTCGCAGTTCGCAGGGCTGTCGGCCCACATGGCGAACTCGTCTTGCGTGCGGGCCTTCCAGTCGTTGAGCTGCTGCTCGGTCCAGCCCAGGATGCGGCGGTTGGGCATGGCGCTCAGCGCCAGGCCCGTGCCCACCACGCGGTCTACATTGGTGTTGATGGCACCGATGGCAATGGGCGAGAGGCGGGCCAGCTCACGCGAGCGGCCGCGCATGTCGTACAGCTCGCCTGCCTGGTCAGTCAGGGCGCTGCGAGGCACCGCACGCCAGTTGCGTGGATTGGTGACCGTGCTGCCGCTGCTGTAAGCGCCACCCAGCGCCATCTCTTGCATGGTGCGGGCGTGCAGGCGCTGCAGGCCCCGCTGCGGCGAGACGTAGCTGATCGCCCGATCCAGCAAGGTCGGGGCGGGCACTTTGATTTTCATGGGCGTGGGGCTCAGCGCATGTACAGCACGCGGCGCGTGCGGTTGGTCTTGACCTGCATGCGGGCGATCTCGTCATTGAGATCAGAGATGGCCTTGCGGATCTCGGCCAGGTCGGCGTAGCGGTAGCGACGGCTGCCGCCGTCAACCTCGATCGAGAACTCTTGACGTGCAAGGGCCTTGGCCTCAGCTTGCACGTACAGATCGCGCCGGGCGATCAGTTCTCCAAGAGTCATGCTCACGTTTCGAGGCTCCAAAAAAGATGCCCCGGAACCTTTCGGTGCCGGGGCAAACCGTGCTCTGAATCAACCGCTGCAATCCAGACAGACTTTCAGGACTATCTGAATTGGGCCCAATTTTGGCCGTTTGTGTAACCTGCTCGCAAGCGCTAAGTTGTCACCTCCAGAGGTGACAACTTCGATGTTGACTCAGTCGCTTTCATCCGTTATTTGGCGCGTGCCACCACGGGACTGCAGGTGGTCGGCCGCCGCCAGGTTCTGATCCAGGATCGAGCGGGCCGACGAGATGACACGGGCGCGGAACGATCGCAACAGCCGGTACCAGTGGTTGCGTGACACCCCCAGGGCCGCTGCCGCTTGCTTGACGCTGCCCACGTTGTACAGGTAGTGCAGCTGGAACACCTTGCGGTCCAGGCCATCGGCAGGCTGTGCCACCACCGCGATGTGCAGCGCGGCCAGCATGGCGCTGCATGCCGCATCAGGCGGGCCACCACTGCTGGTGCGCTTGCGCTTTTGCAGCCGGCCCAGCACGCTGCCGGCCACCGGTGGCGGGCCGAAGAAGTTTCGCGTACGGCACCAGTGGCCATAGGCCTCGAACAGCTCATCTTGCGCAGCGATCTCGATGGTCTCGGCCTCGGTCAGCGGCGGGGCGTCATCATCCTCGGGCCGGTCGGGTGCCGGGGCGCTGAAGGTCTTGGGCTTGTCGTGAGGGTCGTGCATCAGATTCCTCTTGAGATCATCCGGCGGCGGCGCACCACCGGGTACTGGTTGACGGGCTGCGCGTACTGCATCGGCGCTGGCGGCGGGGGCGGTGCAGCGGCTGGTGGGGGCACGGGTGCTGCAGGTGTGGCCGGCTGGGGCGCGGGTGCTGCCTCCGGCTCTGTGATGGTTTGCTGGGGCCCAGGGTCTGGCTCTGGCAGCGCTTGCTGCTGTGCCGCCTCGGCTTGCTCTGGCGCTTCAGCCGTTGGCGGCGTGACGGGCGCCGGTGCTGGTTGTGCGGGCGCACTGGCAGGTGTGGTGACCGGTGCGGTGGTGGGCACCGTGGCGAACAGGTCAGCCGTGTGGTGCGTGGGTATCAGTCGCTCACGCAGTGCCTGCCACTCGCGTGCGCTCCACTTGTGCAGGCCCAGCTTGTGCGCGATGGCCAGGTTGTACACCGAGGTGTCCCACGGCTCGTTGCGTGCACCTGGTGGCTTCACCCAGATCGTCACCACCTGCCCGCGCTTGTTCAGCTTGCGCAGGGGGCGCTCGGCCACGAGGCCATCAAACCAGGCCTTGCCCAGGCCTGTGTGCATGTGCATGGCGCCAGGGCCGCCGGCACGCTTGAGTCGGCTGTACAGCCACTCTTTGGCGGTGTCGGTACCGATGAACCACAGGCGTGCACCCTTGTCTACCCTGCGGCCATTCCAGTCGATGTCCACCTTGGTGGGCACGCTGCTGATGATCGGCTTCTCGGGCCGGTTGGCACCCTTGATGATCACGCAGCCCGAGCGCTCACGCCCCGCGCCGAAGTTGTACACGTCCTGCGTGTTCAGGCCGCCCGAGTCGATCGCATAGGCGCTGATGTAGATCGGCACGCCGCTGACGTGATACAGCGGTGTGGCCCGCAGCTGCTCCAGGCGCTGCCACACACTGCCCGGCCGGGACGGCGGCTCGGTCGGGTCGCCCGTGAGCACCTGGTAGTCCATCACCCAGTGCTCCATCTCAGGGCCCCAGGCCTCAATCTGTACTTCAAGGCGATCAGGCTGCGTGTCCACCGCCATGGTCAGCACCAGCGCGGGATCAGGGATCAGGCGCAGCTGGTAGGTCTCGGCCTTGGCCCGCTCGATCAACTGATCGGCCGAGGCCGAGGCGTCGGTGTCGTTGTAGCTCAAGGCCAGACGCGTGTTGTAGTACACGCGCATGGCGTCGCTGTCACCGCGCTCGCGCCGCTCTTCGGCCCGCGCGTGCTGACGGGCCAGCGCCAGCCAGCTGATGTCGCCCGGCTTGGCATAGAAGGCGCTGATGTGAAACGACACCGTCTCACCATCACCCTCACTGTCGGCCACCCAGCGGGCCATGCCGCCCATGGCCTCATCGCGCAGCATCCAGCCCTTGTGGCGCTCGTCGATCTCGGCCCCACAGTCAGGGCACACGAACCACGCGCGGCTCATATAGCCCGTCTCTGGGTCGCGGCTGTAGTGGAAGTTTTCCTGCACCAGCTCGTGCAGGTGGTGGCAGTGCGGGCACGGGACGTGGTAAGCCTCGCGCGTGCCCATGGCGTACAGCGTGTCGATCTTCGAGAAGTTCTCGATGGTGGGCGAGCTGGTCGCGTAGATCTTGCAATTGCTCGAGAACGTGGTGGTGCGGGCCTCGGCCAGCTCAACGGGGTCGCCCTCGCCTTCCACGCTCGACTCCATCCGGTCTACTTCGTCCAGGTACACGTACCGCGCCGGGATCTCAGCCAGGTTGGACGCTGCGCCGGCCGTGGTGATGTACAGGGCGCCGCCCTTAAAATCCTTGGCGTCGATGGTGTTGCGGCTGTCACGCGATCGCGGCTGCGCCACGGCTGCGGCCACCGCAGGCACATCGCGGATGCTGGCAGCCAGCCGGGCACTCAAGCGCTTGGCCAGCTTGTCGGTGGGCTGCAGCGCCAGGATGTTCGCGGGCGCCAGGTGGATGCACGACAGCATCCAGTTGATGGCGGTCTGCGTCTTCAGCATCTGCGACGCGGCACGAACCACCACGCGCTTGGCGGGGTGACCAGGGCTCAGCACCTGCAGCACGCGGCGGGCGTAGGGCGTTCGCTCCAGCCGATACGGCCCGGGCTCGCTGCTGCTCTTGGGCAGCACCATGTGCGCCTCTGACCACTCATCGCAGCGCAGCTCAGGGTCAGGCCTGGCGCCACGCAGCGCAGCCTGCATCACCTCGCTGTAGCCGTCTGCGACGTTCATGCGGCCTTCCTCTCGTCCAGCGTGGCCAGCATGCGGGCCTCGAAGGCCTCAAAGCCCTTGCGCAGCTCGGTGGTGATCAGGTGCTCCAGCTCACGTGTGTCGTTGATGCCCACGCACATGGGGGCCACCCGGCGCGGCGTGGCCAGCAGCGCGTCACGCAGCGCGTGGAAGGCGTCATACACGGCCTGCTGCGCTGGCGCCCGCTCGATCACTCGGCCGGCCATCTTGGCCAGCTCCAGCTCGGCCTTGGTGGCCTCAGCCTGTTCACGGCGGGTGCGTGCGTCCTGGTAAACGTTGACCGGCTGCGCCTGGGCCTGTGGCGCGGCGGGTGGCGTGGCCGTGGGCGCGTCGTTCGCCGCTGTCCTGCCTACCTGCACCGCCTGGTCGACAGGGCCCACAGCGCCCCGCGTGGCCGCCCTGGCGCGGCTGTTCTGCTCCCACTGGATGTCGGCCACCTTGGGGTCGATCAACTTCTCTGGGCCGATGGTGGTGATGCGCCCCGCGTCGACCGCCCGCGAAACCGACTGGCGCGTGCCACCGCTGAGCCCCCGGGCCTCACGATGGCGTGCGTACTCGGCCTGTGTCATCAACTGGGGCCCGGTCACGTCACCTTTGCTCATGCTGTCACCGCCTTTGTCAACAAATGCCCAGGCCAGCCACTGGCGCAGCCTTGAGGCTCGAACATTCCGCATTGCCAGGCCTGCTGGGAGTACCTATAGGGGGGTACCCCCGGGCCCATGCCGGGTTGATGGTTGATGCAGCACGAGGTGGGAACAGTGGGGAAGGCTTGGGAACAGTACCCTTCCCGCCCTAAGCCCTTGTCCCACTTAATCTTTTTCTCTCTTGGGAATAGTGGGAATAGTTTTAATGCAGCAACACGCGAGACGCCAAAGAACTTCCATCTTTCGCACCCGCGCATCGGGAGAGGGGGTTGCAGGGGGCGTGTGTGATTTGCTTCGCGCACACACACGCACACGGGGCTGGTAAAACTGTTCCCACTGTTCCCACGCCCCTGTTTTTCCTTGTGTGGCGCGGACTTACGTGGGATGGGTAGGTGTTCCCATACCGTTCCCACTGTTCCCAGGCTACGGGCGGTCAGGCTCATCAGAAGGCCCTCCGCGCAGATTCGACCACGCCAGCCAGCGCGTACTGAAACTGCAGGATACGCTTGTTGATCACATCCTTTGAGGTGCAGTCTTCGGTGGCTGTCTCAGGTGATGGCTTGCCCACGCCATCAGTCTTGATGATCTGTTTGTCTGCGGGCACGAACAAGACCACGCCCTGCATTGTCTTTGGCATGACCTTTTCGCCGAACTCACCCTTGTCGATCTGCGCCTGGGTGTAGCCCTCGTACCGAGTCTTGGTCTTAGGCGGCGCATGGATGCGTGCCAGGTGATCAGACACGGTGCGGCCGAACTGGGTCTGCGTGGGCACGAAGCGCTCACCATTGAGCTTGCACCATGCCCTGAAGCCGGTGTACAGATCGCTGGCCGGGCACGTGGTGTAGGGCAGATCCGTGTGGCCTGACGACCAGTAGCGGATGAAGCGCTGATCAGGCTGCATGCCGAGGGTGATGAGGTGATCACGGGCTCGGGTGTGGAAGGGCAAGGTGTACTCGTCAAAGCCCTCCAGGTCATAGTCCAGCAGCCACTGATAGAAGGCCTCCACACCACCATTGGCCATCTGCTCACCAATGGCGCGGAAATAGGCCGGGTCTCGCTGCTCTTCGATCTGGATCACGGTGTAGCGGCGATCCGTCTCATTGAGCAGCATGGGAATCTGCTCGTTAGACAGGAAGGCGAAGTTGGCATGGCTGGCCTCTTCACGCACCGGCATGTTCTTCTCGTTGATCTGCACCACAGGATTGGTGATCATGTTCTGCAGCAGGTTCTTGAGGTTCTTGCGCTCACTGGCGCTGACCACCTCTTCGGCCACACAGAACAGCATGCCTGACTGCCAGCCGTTGAACTCGCTCTGCAGCTGCACCTGCGTGATCGAACGGCTGTAGCGGCCATAGATTCGCCGCATCACATCCATCATCAGGGACTTACCGGTGCCCTCTTGGCGGCCATGCAGGATCAGCGATGTGCGCAGCTTCACGCCAGGCCGCTTGAGCGGCAGGGCCAGCCACGAGGCCACCCAGTGGAACAGCCTATCGTCGTCGCCGCACAGGTTCATCAGGTGCTTGACGATCAGGCTGCAGTCGCCCGGCTTGGGCTCGATCTCCAGACCGCCGAAGAGGTTCACGTGGGTGCCAGGCTTGGCGATCTCACCCGTGGGGTCAAACACCACCTTGTCCTGGTCGACCATCTTGCGCTGGTCAGACGCGAGCCACCAGTCCACCTTCTTGCCGTAGGCAGCCTTCATGGCCTCCAGGCGCACGATCTGCTGCTTGGCCGCATCCCACACAGTGGTGGTGCCATAGATGAGCGTGAAGCGCTCCAGAAAGGACAGGTCTGCAGTCTCTTCGGCCGCCTGCTTTTTACCGCCCCCCTGCGGGGGCTTCGACGCGCGGTTTTTGGGGGCCTCGCCCCCTGCCTTGAATGCCTCCAGCAGCTGCTCACGCGCCGCCTGCAGGCCGATCTCGCAGTGGAGGTCGTTCCAGTCGGTGCCCGGGCCGTCGGCCTCTGGGAACGCGGGAAACACCGCCAGCGCTTTGTGCCGCTTGACGCATTGCATGGCCTTGGCACGACCTGCGTTCTCCAAGGTCAGCAAGGCCTCGGGAAGACCACCGCCGCTGATGCTGCCCTTGATCGAGACCACACCGTTTGCGTCGTTGGCCCAGCCCGCCTTCAGCCTGACGACCTCACCATCGGGGCGCTCCCATTCGATTTCGCCCAGCTGCTTGAGCTCGTCGGCCGTGGCCGCGATCTGGTACTTGTTCAGCAGGCGCTCGGACAGGCGCTTGAGCAGGTGGCGGTCGTCATCGCCCAGGATCACAAACTGCTGATCGGGGTAGAGCTTGCGCCATTGCCCCATGACCGCATCGAGGTTGCCCGAGTCCCAGCACACCACCACGGGCCAGCCCGTGGCCATGTGGCCTGTGGCACAGGTGGCATAGCCTTCTCCGAAGGCGATGGGCTGGTCTGGCGTGATCTCACCAATGAGGTGAAAGCGCCCCTCTTTGACGACCGAGGTGCCGAACTTCTTGTGGCTGCAATCTTCAGGGATGTACTGAAGACCATGCAGCTTGCCTTCCATATCCCGCAGCGGAATGTAGAGCGTGTTGCCGTAGCCCACCGCCACACCGAACGCGCCCACCTGCTTCTTGGCCAGGTAGGGATGCACCGGGCCCTGGGTGGCGTCGCGGGCTTTCTCCCACAGCTTCTGCGCCTTCTCGGCAGCAGCCAGCCCATCAGCCTCACGCTGCAGCTCAGCGGCTTTGGCTGCGGCCTTCCGCTCTTCAGCTGCAGCCGCACGCTCGGCTGGGGACCAGTCTTTGTCAGACGGCCTGATCTTGTAGATCTCGTTGCGGATGCCGAACGCGCCGTTGAAGTAGGTGCGGCCCGATGTGGGGCTGCGGTACTCGTGAAGGCGCACCCACGCTGACTTCTTGGTGCTCTTCTCACCAGCAGGGCGCCAGCGGTGCACGCGCGTGAATGCCCGGTCGAACGAGTCAGGGGGCTCGATGCCCACCTCTCGCATCTGGGCAATGACGTCGTCAATGCTGTTGGCCATTGGTCAGCGCCCCTCGTGCAGCTCGCGCGCCGCTCTCATGGCCGATTGCAATGCACTCATCAGGTCGACCGCTTCACGCTCGATGCGGCGCAGCTCATTGAGGGTGATGCCACCATCGGCGGCCGATGAGGTGATGGCAGCCACCACATCCCCAAACTCTTTGGCCAGGCCAGAGACGGACGTCAGCACCGACTCAGGGCTGTGGCCATGGCTTACCAAGGGCACGAACATGCCGCCGGCCTGGGCACAGAAGGCGTGCGCGATTCGATGGTCTCCGGTGAGCGCCACGATCTGCACAGCAGTAAGCACCCCCAGCTTGGCGGCGTTCCCTGCAGGGGGCCGCACCTCGTGACATAGCGTGGTGCCGGACTTGGGCGGGCTCAGGCGCGATCCAAGCGCCTCAGCGCCGCCAGGATACTCATGGACCGTGTGATAAGCGGCATCGAGAACGGACAGGCTCATGACAGTCTCCGTGCTTGGTTGTTATGGACGCCCGGCGCAGCGACGCCGAGACTCACGGATGTGGGGCGGGATGCCTGTTCGTGGCAGGATTCGCGGTTCCCCAACCTCTTCATCCAGACACACGAAAGGCACCCCATGGGAAACAAGATTCCGGCTGACGCACAGGCCATGAACGCATTGGCCAGCGCGATGGGCGCCGTGGTGTTCGCCATGGTTCGCAGGCTGCCCGTCGTTGAACAACGGGCCTTTGCACAAGACCTGGCCACCATGGCCCAAGAGCGGCAAGACGCGGGCGACACCACCACCGAGATGGTGCTGATGGACCTGCATGCGGCTGCCGTGGCTGCCAGCGTCAAGTGAGCCCAGCTCAGGCACGCTGCTGCACCTGGTCGGCATTGGCCGACTGCTGAACAGGCAGCGGACGACCGCGCACCACTGACCACTTGACGTCAGGGTTCAGGCGCTCGCAGACCACACGGCCTTCGGTCGCCTCTTCGATCGACGGGCAGTGGCCAGCTGGCACGCGCAGGATGCCGGACTTGGCAGCACGCTTGAGCCAGGCGCTGACCGTCTGCGGCTTCTCATCGATGCGACGCGCGAGCTCGGCCTGACTGCCGCAGATCTGCACCGCTTCCTCCAGTGGATTCATGGACGCCTCCATCAACAAACGTTTGCATTATGCACAACATTCGTTGATGTTCAAGCGCAACAGATGTTTATAGAGTGACGGCATGGCCCTCGGACACAACACAAAGCACCTGATGGACGTCACCAGCACGTCCTACAGTGACATCGCACAGCACTGCGGGACCGATCCTCAGGCGATCCAGGCACTCGTCAAGCGCAACAGTTCAAAGAGCAACTTTGCGACCGGTATTGCCAGTTATTTCAAAGTGCCGCTTGATCTTTTGATCAACGGAAGTGAATCGGCAATCGACCAGTATCTAACACAGGCCAAAAAAGAGAGGCAATCGGCCGAATACCCTACAACCCCGACCGAGGAATTGCGCGAACCAAAGACTGTGCAGTATCTTCCCGCCATACCAGTGACGCATACGCTTAACGCTGGAAATGGGGAGTTTTGTAGCATGCAGTTGTTATCGGAGGGCGGCCAGATCTTGTGGCCGTTGGTCACCAAGGACGCCTATGCACTCAAGGTGCAGGGTGATCACCTGGCGCCCCGCGCTCGGCACGGTGAGTACCTTCTGATCGATCCCATCGCAGAGTACAGCGCAGGCGACGAAGTTGCAGCACAATTGGCACATCCTGACGCGGTGTACGTGGGGGTTTACCTGTACCAACGCGATGGGCTGTTTTATTTCGAGGATATCAACCTGTCCGGAAAGAAGACGAGCATTTCCGAGACCGATATTCTGAATATCCACCTGATTGCGGGGTATGCCAAGAATCACATGCGCCGCTAATTAATAAGGAGTAGCGGTGCTATTGAAAGTCGTTGGCTTCCTGGTCATGACTCCTTCTTTGCTGGCCTTCTTTCTGGGGGCCGGCCTTCAGGCGTTGATCCTGTTCATCATCGGCGCCCTGTGCTACTACCTGGGCGCCCGCAGCGCTGGCCGAGAGCCCTGCCCCCATTGCGCCGAGCCGGTCTTGAAGGCCGCCAAAGTCTGCCCCCATTGCAAACGAGACATTGCACGCTGAGCGCTGCATTGCAGCAACGCAAAGGTGTCGCTTTGTGTCGCCCATCAACGTTAGTTGACAACATCCGTTGATGTAAATAGACTCGCCCCCAGCAACACAACAATTGTTGTTGATTGGGGGTCAAGTGACATCTGCTACCAAACAGGCGCCCCACGAGCGCCATATCAACGCTGAGCACCTGCAACTGGTGCTCTTCACACGTCGGCTGCGACAGCTGACGGCGTACAGCGGCCCTCAGTGGGCAGCGATCAGCAACGGTCACGACACGCTGGGCATGGGTTGCCCGCGGCGACCACACGACGCCCGCATGCAGCGCGTGCTGAAGCACCCTCCCCTATTCCGCCCCGGCAATCGGCTGACGCCCGAGCTGGTGCAGCGCGTGCGAATGACCTACGGCCTGCCCGAGGTCAAGGCCACGTGGCACTGCGGCTTTAAGGCGCTGTTGGCTGAGCTGACTCAGCGGAGGGCATGACATGGCCGCCCATGAAATCACCTCGCCACCCAGCCGGCAGGCCGCGCTGAACGATCCCCGCTGGGCACCGAAGCTGTGCGCTTACGACGTCACCTGCAGGCTGGCCAACGGCAGCACCACTCAGGTGGTGACCATCGCGGCCAACAGCTCGGCCGCGATCAACAACCTGGACGTGGCCTTTGAGGGCCAGCTCAGCGGCGTGAAAGTGAGGACGCTGTGCTGAAGTGGCTCGCCAACCTTGAGCGCCGCCTGCGCGTGGCCTGGATCGACCGGCGCATTGCCTCGGTGCAGTTTGACTGCGTCGTGACCGAGGCCGAGCTGCGCAGCGCCCCCGAGCGGCTGCAGCTGTACCAGCAGACGCTGCAGGCCCTGCGCCTGAAGCGCCAAGAGGTGCTGCGGAGCTGACGGCCATGGCCTGCAAGTCCTTCACCCCTGAAGAGATGCACCAGGCCTGGCAGCAAGCCCGCCGCCACACATGGCCCGCCACGTTTGATGAGGCCATGAACGACCCGATCTATTTCCGCCTGATCCGCGCCAAGGCCTCGTGCATGCACCGCGCACGCGAAGCCCAGGTCCGACAGGCATCCCGCCGGCGGCTGCCGGTAACCCCAATCACCCCACCGGTGCTTGACTTCAAGAGGCTGGCTGCTGGTGAGCGTGATGAAGACTGACATGGAGGCGTGCATGCCCTGGATCGTCATGTCCGATGGCCAAGAGTTGGCCCTGCAGTACCCGCGTGTGGGCGACATCTGCATTGAGCAGATCGCGCACCACCTGGCGCAGATCAACCGGTTCACCGGTGCAGCGGCACGGCCCTACAGCGTGGCCGAGCACTCGCTGGTGGTGGCTGACCTGATGCGTGACTGCTTCGGCGCGAGTGCTGAAGCCCAGTTCTGTGCGCTGATGCACGACGCCCACGAGGCCATCACCAACGATGTGGCCACGCCCAGCAAGTCGCGCATCGGTGCGGGCTGGGATCTCTTTGAAAGTGAGTTTGCGTGCCTGGTGGCCCAGCGCTTTGACATGCGCGAAGCCCTGGTGCGCTACGCCAGCGAGATCCGGGCATGCGACCGCATGGCGCTGTACATCGAGCGCCACCAGTTGCTGCCAGCGGTACAGCCCAACGGCCAGCCCTGCACCCCGTGGCCAGTGCTGGCCCGCGTGACGGCACCGAGTCACATCAACCTGCGCAGCACAGAGCGGGACGAGGCCACATGGCGCCATTGGCGCGATGCCTTCCTGATTCGCTTTGCCGAGCTGGACGCAGCCCGCCTGCTTGAGCGGTCGAAAGGAGCCACCCAGTGCTTCGCTTGATCGACAAGGCGCGCGCGTCTCGCGTGGTGGCGCAGGCCATGAGCCGTGTGCGGCTGCACACCGCCATTCACATCCAGCGCGGCGAGAACCCGAACACCAAGTGGATCGCCATGCCAGGCAACCGGCTGGAGCTGGCCTGCACAGGCTGGCAGATCGTCATTGAGCGGCGCAACGTCATCTTCCAGGGCCAGCGCACGGTCTACATCGGCCTGAACCCCGAAGGCGACGAGGTCGCCGCCAGCATCACCGACCTTCAACAAGTCAAACAGGCCGTCGAGCGCATGGCCGCTGATCGTCAGGAGTTTCAACTGTGAGTCCCAGCCCCAACCTTGAGTTCTTCCCCGTCACTGGCGCACGTCGTGTGCCGCTGGACCTGATCCAGCCTGGCCAGTACCAGCCCCGCAAGCACTTCGACACGATCAAGATGTCGGAGCTGACCGAGTCAGTGCGCCAGCACGACGTGATGCAGCCCATCCTGCTGCGCCCCATTGGCACAGCCACGGGCGACAAGCAGCGGTTTGAGATCGTGGCCGGTGAGCGCCGCTGGCGTGCCAGCAAGGCCGCCATGCGGGAAGACATCCCGGCCGTGGTGCGCGAGCTGACGCTGATGCAAGTGCTGGAGCTGCAGGCGATCGAGAACATTCAGCGCGAAGACCTGCACCCAATGGAAGAGGCCTACAGCTTCGACCTGTTGCTGAACCCACCCGAGGGGCTGCCGGGCTACACCGTCGAGCAGATTGCCGAGAAGGTGGGCAAGAGCACGACCCATGTGCGGCGGCGCTTGGTGCTGTGCCAGCTGATCCCCCAGGCGGCCAAGGCTTTCACCGATGGCCTGCTGACCCTGCAGACCGCGCTGACCGTCGCACGCATGCCCGTGCCCATCCAGGGCAAGGCCTTCCCCAAGATCATGGCCACGCGGGCGGACGATACCAAGCAGGTGGCTCACCGCGATGCCGAGAAGATCGTGCAGGGCGCCTTCATGCTGCGCCTGGCCAACGCGCCATTCCCGATTAAGGACGCCACCCTGGTGCCTGATGCTGGCGGCTGCAACGTGTGCCCCAAGCGCACTGGTGCCTGCCCTGACCTGTTTGACGACGTGGCCGAGGCCGACACCTGCACCGACCCCGACTGCTTTGACGGCAAGCAGCTGGCCCACAACGAGCGCCGCAAGGCCGAGGCCCGCGCCGATGGCATCGAGGTGATGGACGGCAAGAAGGCCACAGCGCTGCTGAAGTTTGGCCCCGACAGCGCACAGTTGAATGCCGACTATGTCTACATGGACGAGCCGCTGGAAGAGCTGACCGGCAGCAAGAGCAGCCTGCACAAGCTGCTGGGCACCCTACTTAAGCCATCGGCACTGTACGAGCACCCACGCGACAAGACGCTGCGCGAGATCGTCCACACCCACAAGGCCCGCGAGGTGCTGAAAGAGCAAGGCCTGCTGATGCACCGCCCCACCAAGGGCGACAAGGCCGCGGCGGCCAGCCTGGTGGCACCTGATCCAGGCAAAGGCAGCAACAAGGCCAACACCAAGCCCCAGCAGCCCGACAGCGCACAAGCGGCGGCAGCCCAGAAGGAGGCTGAGAAGGCCGAGCAGCGCAAGAAGCTGGAGGCCCAGTGGCGGCGCCAGTTGTTCACCGCGCTGCACAACGAGATGCACGACAACGACCGTGCGGCCGGCATGCTGGTGCGGGAGGCCGTGTGCATGCTGGGTGAGCGGGTGTTGACCCTGGCCAACTGGGATGTGCTGGACGAGCTGTGGGGCTGGACCGAGGCCGATCTGATCAGCCCCTTCAACACCGCGATCGGCCTGCGCCTGGAAGCCGTGACCAAGGACATGCACCAGGGCCAGCTGATGATCCTGCTGGCGCAGCTGGCTCTGATCCCCGACCTGGAGCCGCACGAGGACGACTACGACGCGCCCGAGGCCTTGTTGATCTGCCGCGTGTCTGATGAGGCCGAGGCTGACTTTGATCCTGAGTATCAATTCGACTGGCGTGCCATGCGCACCTGCGCCCTCAGCGCTCTCTCCCCCCGCAAGGCCAAGGGCCAGAAGACCAGCAAAACACCAATCCCCCCCACCAATGAACCGACCCCGGCAGGGGGGCCACAAGGCAGCGCCAGCCAGGAAAGCGAGCCCGGCAAGCCGGACTCGCCAGAGGACACCATCCAGGCGCCTTCGGCGCAGAGCTCAAAGGAGTACAGAAGTGATCTGGCCCACTGGGTGGGCCAGATGGTGAAGGTAAAGGGGTCCAAGCGCCTGGGTGAGGTCGTGGAGATTGAACCCAACGGCGACCTGCTGGTCGCCTTCGCCAGCGGGGCTGAGGGCACGCGCAACATCTTCCTGCATGGCAGCAGTGAGCTGACCGTGCTGCCCAAACAGCAGCCCCCAGTCTTCACTGTGGGCACGGCTGTGTACTGCAACCGCATCGGCCAAAGCGGGGAAGTGACTGCGCTCACCGAAGACGGTCAGATCACCTGGCAAACAAAGCCTTGCGCTCAAAGCGCATGGCCATTTCCAGTCACCATACACAACCAGCACCACAGCACGCTGAAGGTTCTGGCAGCGGGAGGCTGACATGCAGCTGGTTCACACCCCACCACGTGAAGAAGAGCGCCAGCAGGCCCGTGAGGCCCTGGCCCGCATGCTCGCCCGCAGCTTGTTTGCCGAGTGGCTGGCTGAGCAGGCCAAAGCGGGCAACATCCCCCAGGATGCTGTCGCGGCCATGCAGACCACCGACGAGGCCGCACCATGAAGCGCCGACATCACCATCGCGGCCTGTGCCCACGGGAGCAGGCCCGGCGTGAACGCGAACGGCAGGACCAGATCCACCGCAACCCGCTGACCGGTGGCTACGCACGCCACATTGCGGTGCAGCGCATCAGCTCTTACTGCCGCAGCGTGCAGATTGGCCTGTACCAGCAGACCCCAGGCCAAGACGCCACGAAGTACCTGGCCAAGCTGGGCTGGCTGATCGCCCTGGCCACCGAGGCCGAGCTGCAAGGCGCCGGCATCACCACCGAGCTGCGCCGCCTGCACGGTGGTCTGCGCCAGATCCAGGACGCATGCCTGCGCGGCTACAAGTGGCCAGACATCCATCCGGCCGGCATGGACCAGCTCGTGGACTTGGCCGTCGAGACGGTCACCAAGCTGCCAGCACACGCCCTGACCTTCATGCCTGGCGCCAACCACTTCGAGGCCGAGATCCTGCAGCACAAGGTCACGGCTTCGTCCATCAGCGGCGCTGAGATCTATCAGGAGGTGGCCAATGGCTGAGAACACCAAGATCGAATGGACGGATCACACGTTCAATCCGTGGACTGGGTGCACGAAGGTGTCGCCTGGATGTGATCACTGCTATGCCGAAGGCTGGAGCAAGCGTGCAGGTGACAAGGTCGGCAAGTGGGGGTCAGGCGCACCGCGAGTCCGCACCACGCCGGCAAACTGGGCCAAGCCGCTCAAGTGGCAAGCGAATGCTGCCTCGTTTATGGCCGAGCATGGCCGGCGTCAGCGCGTGTTTTGCGCCAGCCTGGCGGACGTGTTTGACAACGAGGTGCCGCCAGCTTGGCGCGCTGAACTGTTTGCCCTGATCGCAGCAACGCCGGACCTCGATTGGCTGCTGCTCACCAAGCGCATCGGCAACGTAGCCAAGATGATCGAGGCGCCGGGTATGCAGAAGTGTGGTTTGCCTGAGAACGTCTGGCTTGGAGCCACCATCACCAGCCAGGCCGAGGCCGACCGCGACATCCCGAAGCTGCTGTCCGTGCCTGCTAAGGTGCGGTTCCTATCCATGGAGCCGCTACTCGGGCCAGTGCAACTCAGCCTTTGCGACTGCGACCAAGGCAGCATGCCAGGGCCTGGTGGGGTGGGCGGTGTCACCTGCCCGCGTTGCCAGGGTGCCGGCGGCCAAAATTTGGACTGGGTCATAGTCGGCGGCGAGAGCGGCCCCGGTGCACGCCCCATGCACCCTGACTGGGCCCGCAGCCTGCGCGATCAGTGCGCATCGGCCGGCGTGCCATTCCTGTTCAAGCAGTGGGGCAACTGGCGAGCCGCCGTGTGGTTTGACGGACCCGACGCCGAGCTTGATGAAGGTGATGACTTCATTGACCTGGACCGCGTCAACCATCAATTCCTGGCCGCAGACGGACGTACATGGGATACCAGCGGTGGACGTCACATGTACCCGCCGCTGCCGCTTGGCCACTGGTGTCTGATGGTCAACGAAGGAAAGAAGGCAGCAGGCCGCCTGCTGGACGGTGTCGAGCACAACAGATTCCCGGAGCTGCGCTATGGCTGATTACATCGACCAAGTGCGTTGCCTTGACTGCCAGCACATGACCATCCGCCCACACCCCGGCACGGTCGAACAGCGGTCACGCAAGGCCGCCGCTGAGATCACCACCCAGCGCGGCTTTGTGCGGTGCTTGCGAGGAGACCACTACCGCTTCCTGTCGCCTGTGCAGCAGCGCGACTGACACCGCTTTGCCAAGGCCGAGGCTGAGCTCATCGCACGCCGCGAAGCCTGGATGTCCAAGCCCCGCGACACATCCACCACCGAGCAACCCGAAGAGGCCCAGGCATGAGACACCTGCTCATCACCCAATGCGCCGATGACCGCCTGTGGTACAGCCGCATGGTTGGCCATGCGGTACCACTGCTGACCGATCTGACCGCCAGCGAGGGCGTCTGGCTATCGCGCGAACCCAGCGGATACACCAACATCGTCAAGCAGGGCGACGCCCTTCCGCTTCCACCTGGCCACCTGCCCGTGCACCGCGACATGCTGATCCAGCGTGGCGACTTCGTGCGGCGCGATCACGCCTGGATCGGCACCACGCCCGATGAATGGGGCACCTCGGTGGGCACACGACTGGTGGTTCGCCCGCAGCCACATGGGGGTGCGGGATGCTGACGCCGGACCTCTTCGATGGTCGCCTGCTGCCGGAGGTGCCCTACCCGCACGGGATGCTGCTGAGAGCCAGCGGCACATGGCACCAGATCTGTAGTCGTTGCACAAGCGTGTACAGCTTCGACGCGGTACTGCCCGCCACCTGGCTTGGCGCATACGACTTTCAAGAGGCCAGCCCGTGATCACCTGGCTCACCTTTGCTGGCCTGGCCCTGGTGGTCGGCTACCCCCGCGCCGCTGGCGTGTTTGTCTGCATGGCGGCCGCTGCTGCCTTTAACCCATGAGCTGGGCAAAGCCTGGCGGAAAGGAAATCATGGTCACCTTGAACAACGAAGATCCGGCCGACCCCAGTGTGCACGAGCCCACGCCGGCCTCACACATTCAGCAGAACCGGAAAGCGCTGACCACCAGCCTGCCCATCGTGCTTGACGCGATCGATGACGGAGACCACGAGCTGGCGCTGGAATGGATCCAGAACATGCAGAGCCAGCTGCGCGGACTCCACCAGATGCTGACCCGCGCCAAGCACAACGGCGTGGACAAAGAGGCCTAACACAAGGTAACCGGCGCCAGCTTGCTGGCACTACCTGTAAGAGCCTATCTCTTCAATGAAGGCAAAGCCTTAAATTCGAACGGTAGTCAGAATTCCTGGCTCACTGCATGTCAACTCGTAACACTCAACTCGTTGCCGCCCTATTCCATCAAAGTAGGTCATCGAAATCGTTACCGTTTCGCCAAATTTCATGTTTACGATGTTGTGCTCTTCACCATTGCCAAACTGTCCAAACGTTTGCGATCCTAGGTTCTCCGAATTGCACTGAATTACATACTGCAACCCAGTTACATTGCGCCCAAAGTTGGCCATGAATACTTGACTCTTTTCCACGAGGTTAGAGAACGGCATTACCTTTATGTGGAACCTAAAGATTGGCTGTGTTGCCAAATCCCTCTCTTCAATTTCAGATTGATACTTCTCTTTTTCGTGAAGAAGCTGCTGGTTTGATATCCGCACCATTTCAATCTGCTGCTGCACCGATGCCTTCAGCTCGTCAGCCTGGAGCTTCAAAGCCGTATTGCTGTTTCTTAACTCTTCACCCTGCTGCAGGTAACCAACCACCAGCCACAGAAAAGCCACCGGGGAAAAGAAACCTGCAAAGAAATCACCCCATTCATTGAGTCCATCAGGCAGCGGCATCAGCCACATGAAGGCCACCATCACGCCCAACCACATCGCTGTCAGAACCACCCCGAAGACAAATCGCTTATCTTTCATGAACCGCTCCACTGAATCTTTCAGCTGAAGGTAACACCAAAAATGCGCTGCTGCATCTACGCCCGCTACTCCACAGACCGCCAGAACGAGGCATCGATCAAAGACCAGGTGCAGGCCGCTGCACGCTACGCAGCGGCACAGGGCTGGGTCGTGGTGGCCACCCACACCGACAGTGAGCAGTCGGGCTCCACGCCCGTGGCCATGCGCCCAGGGGGCAAGGCCTTGCTGGCTGACTTGATGGCCAAGAAGTTTGACGTGCTGCTGGTTGAAGACCTGAGCCGTCTCAGCCGCCAGGTGGCCGAGTCCGAGAGCCTGATCAACCGGCTGGAGGCCCGAGGCGTGCGGATCGTGGGCATGTCTGACGCCTATGACTCCCGCTCGAAGGGGCGCAAAGTCACCCGGATCGCACGCAGCATGATCAACGAACTGTACATCGATGACGTGCGGGACAAGACACACCGGGGCATGATCGGCAACATGAGCCGGGGCATGTCTGCCGGTGGGCGCACCTACGGCTACCGCAGCGAGCGCACACCGATTGGCTTCCAGATGGTCATTGACCAGGAAGAGGCCGACCATGTGCGCTGGATCTTTGAGCAGTTTGCCGACGGCAACAGCCCCCGCTACATCGCCCACCAGCTCAACGCCCGAGGCATCCCCAGCGCCCGGGGCAGCACCTGGGCGGTCAGCGCCATCGTGGGCAGCAACGTGCGGGGCCTAGGCATGCTCAACAACGAGCTCTACATCGGGCGACACATCTGGAACCGCAGCCAGTGGATCAAAGATCCGGACACCGGAGCAAGGCGGCGCGTGGAGCGCCCACGCCATGAGTGGATCGTGCGCGAGGATGAGACGCTGCGCATCATCGACCAAGAGCTGTGGGAACGGGTCAAGGCCCGCACCACGTCAAACCCGAACGCTGGCAGGCGTGGTGCTGCGCACCGCACGCTGTTTGGCGGCCTGATGACCTGCGGGCAGTGTGGTGGGCCCATCGTGAGCATCAACACGCACCGGTACGGCTGCTCGATCCACAAGGACCGCGGCAACACCGTCTGCGGCAACTCACGCACCCTGCCGCGCGAGATGCTGGACAACCGCCTGATCACCGAGGTGCGCGACCAGCTGCTGCAGCCAGGACTGCTGATGGTCGTCAGGGCTGAGCTGAAGCGCCTGATGGCCCTGCACAGTCGCACGGCACGCGCGTCCACCACGGACATGCGCAAGCGCCTGCAGGAACTGGAAGGTCAGATTGGCAACCTAGTGGCATCGCTGGCCTCGGTGGGCTTCAGCGCGGCCGTGGCGAGCGCACTACAGGCCGCCGAGCGCGAGAAGGCCGAGCTGGAGGAAGCGCTGGCCATCAAGCTGCCCAGCAACACTGACATGGCCCTGGACGAGGTCGAGGGACGCTACAAGCGGATGCTGATGAGGCTGAAGACAGCGCTGGACGACGAAGACCGCGCGGCAGTGCGCACACTTCTGAGTCAGCTGATGGGATCGATGGTGGTGAAACCAACATCGGAAGGCGTGACCATCACCTATGAAGAACCCGCCGAGCGCCTGCTGTATGCAGCCGTCGGCGAGTCTCTAGGAGTGGTTGCGGGGGCCGGATTTGAACCAACGACCTTTGGGTTATGA